CGCCCAAGACCTTGTTGGGGTCATGCCCCCAGAGCCATGGCGCGCCGTCGTTCAATCGCGACAGGTCCATGGCGCCTTGCTCATGCACCAGGATCTCGCGGCCGAAGAATCGCTCTACGGGCGCCTCACTAGAAAACGAGAATGTGAGCGTTTCGTCGGTCTTCTCTTCCAGCTGCATGCCGCCGGGCAGCTCTCGCCGCTGGGGGCCGCGCAGCTTCGTGAGATCTAGGGTGGAATCCAAGGCCAGACAGTCGCTGGCGTCAGGCTATGGATTGCCTACGCCGTTAGCGCCAGAGGTAGTTGGCCCACCACGGCGGCGGGGCAATGGCGCTGGATCTTGCGCCAGCGAGCCTCCGTGAACCACGGTTGCTGTCGGTACCAATCCTCAACCGGTGAGTTGTGCTTGCTGGAGTTGCAAGCGGTGCAGGCGGGAATGATGTTGCTCGCCTCGTCAAGCCCGCCCTTGGTCAGGGCCAACACGTGTTCAACCGTGAGGCGTTCGCGGCCGTGGTTGCGGGAATCACTGGCGCCTGCACCACAGAATGCGCAACGGTTGCCCCACAGATCGAAGCGGGCGTCGATTTGAGCGCGGGTGACCGGCGACAATGCGCGGCGGCGGGCGGCGCGCTGCCAGGCATTGCGGCGGCGCATTTTTTCACGATGTTTACCTGGATTGGCAATGTACCAAAGACGACTGTTTACGCGAGATTTCGCCCGAAATTCTTCCGCGTTAGCCAGATAGTAAAGCCGGCGCCTTTTACGCTCCATTTCAAAATTGGCCTCAGAATAGCGCCGCTTGCTTTCGCGCACTTTGTCAGCATTGATATTTCGATAATTTCGAGCGTAGTTGCGCCTTTGTTCCGCATTATTTCTGTAACTGCAGCGGTTTCGTTCGCGCTGACTTTCTAAGTTGGCTTGATAATATTGCTGGTAGGATCCGCGCTGTTTCTTGGCAATAATTGGGTCTAGGTGCCTGCTGATCGCGTTATGCGGCCGATCTAAGACGCGTCCGATCTCGCGGAGTCCAACCCCACACGCCGCAGCAACCTCGGCGGTGATCTGATCTTGCGCTGTCCATGGCCTCGGCTTGCGCCGGCCGTTCTGCGATACTGATGCCATCGGCCTGTCCTCCCAGGTTGGTCACGCCTCGGTGGCTGCAACCAGCCGGGGCACACCTATTCTACATCTTCTGGGGCGTCTTCGTCTTCGTCGTCATCCTCTTCAGCGTCGGGTGGTGGTGCCACAGGCTCGGGCGGCTGCTCGATTGAAGGCATTAGGCCCAGTGATTCCTTCAGTTCGTTTTCCCTCGCAATTTGTGCCATCACCTGGCCAAACTCAGACCCAGTGTAGTTGGCTATTTGCTGGGAATGAGATTCCAGCAGCAATGCCCTAGCTTTTTCCATGGCAACCATGTCTTTTAATGGATCTATGCCGTCCCAACTCCTTGCCTGCCACATGGGGGCATTATATCTTTCTGGCCTAGTCCAGTAATCGTTAAAAGCTGGCGAGGGTAATTCACCAGCCAACATTGCAGCGCGGAGCCATTCTTCAAAGACTCGTTGATGCAGCTGCTGTATCAGCATGCTCTGCAGCACGCGCCAATGATCGCGATCCTCTTGGACGCTTGTGCGCATGCTGCTGTAATTCGCGTCCGAAAAGTCCCTGCTGATCGTGGCGTAGCTGCACCCAAACCCTGCCGCAAACCGCCGCGTCAGGTTCTTTACGACCGCATCGTATTGGCCGTCGTCAGGCCCGAAGTTCGGCGGCACCGGAACCTCGCCGGCCTCAAGGATGTTGTAGGCGCCGGGCTCAGTGTTGAATAGCCGCTGACCGTTCTCCACCGCATCACCGGTCAGCCCGGCATCGGGCGTCTGAATCCACCCCAGCGATGCCGCTTGGACGCGCTTCCGTACCAGGTGAGCCTTTTCGTATTCAGAGAGCCCATGCACCGTCGTAATCACCGACGCCAACCACGGCACGCCCCGGTTCTGCCCGATCCGCTCCGGCAGGAACACATGGATCATGTCTGCCGCCGGCACTAGGACGTGCTTCCGTTCCACCCCGCGGCGGTTCAGGCCGAGCTCCACATCGCCAGGGTGGCGGGTCAGGATGGCGTACCGGGTCGGGCGGCCCCACTGGTTGATCTCGACGCCCAGCCGCCATTCGTGGCCGGCGCGGTCTGAAACACCAGACTTGTCCTCATCGAGCTGGTGCGCCTCGATCAGCTCCAGCGCCAGCGGGGTGCGGCCCTGCCCCATCGGCTGCCGCACGATCCTGATCAGGCATTCGCCCGACTCCGGCAGGCTGCCGGCGATCATCATCTCGAAGCCGTGAAACGACAGCCGGCCCGCCACGTCGCAAGTGTCTGGCCGGCACCAGCGGCGCCATGCTTCCTCCAGCAGCCGGTTGCGGCGCACGTCCTTTTCCGTGCCGTTGGCCTTCATCACCTGCCCCTGCATCTGGATCCCGCGCGGGCCCACCACGTTGATCTGCGTGGTCCGCTTGGCCTGGCGGGCGTAGGGGTTGTCCCTGACCAGCTGGTGGCAACGGTCGCGCAGCACCTGCAGGCTGACGCGCAGCTCGGCGTCTGCGGATGTGGTCGGTGCCACCAGGTCATGGAGCAACCGGTTGCGCCGGGCGCCCTCGAACATCCGCTGAGCTTGGTCGCGCATTCGCAGGCCTTCTCTGCCGAACCTCTCCAGCGCTTCAGGGCTCGCAACGCTTAGCCATCGCCCGAATTGCTCGGACGTCATCCGAGCCGGGGCAATTTCAGAGCCAGTGCCAATAAGCGCAATCTCGCCTTTTCCGTATCGCGCAAAAAGCGTTTGCTGCCTCAGCCAGGATCGAACACCCATCAGCTCACCCCCGTGAAGCGCACATAGAGCCGGCGCGGATCGCCGAGGCCTTGCGCGATCATCTCGGCGCGTTTCTCGCGGGCGACTTCAGCCTTGAGGCGGTCGCGCCAAACAATTAAATCGGGCAGATCGACACGCTTTACGCGTCTGCCTCCGGAACCCAAAGAGCCGATCTGATACTCAACCGCGCCACCTACCAAGGCCCGAATGGCTTCCTCGGCGGCAGCTAAATCTTTCTCAGCCTGACTGCGATCGTCGAACGCGCCAGGCGTTCCGCTGAATGCCAGGCTCTTGCGGACGGTCAGGTCGCCGCGACCGGTGGTGAGCGGGGCGCCGCTGACCGTGGAGACGATCTGCAGCTCCCAGGCGCCGGAGGTCATCGTGGCCGTAGTGGCAGCGCTCAGCTCCACCTTCCAGCCGTCGTCCGTGTCGCTGGCCACCGCCTCGATGCCGGCGCCAGCGGCTGCAGCGCGTAGCCACACGCGCACCGCCGTGGCGTCGGGGTGGACGCGGGACTCGACCCAGCTGGTCAGATCGCCTTGGTAGAGCTCGGCCGGCTGGGTCATTTGAGCACCGTGAAACTCCGGGCCTTTCGTGGCGCGGCCTGCTGGTCTAAGGCTACGGAGGCCGCCAGCTGGGCCGCCAGCTGGTCCCACATGGTTTGACGGTTGTAGCGGCGGCTTACTAGCTGGAGGGCGGCGTAGGCGTACCGGGTGCAGTCACCCGCCTCATCCCGCATTCCGGTCGGGCAGTCCCAGTGGTATTCCCGGCCGCGGCTGCCCTTCTTCGGCATGCGCTTCCACGGGAACAGCTCCGCCAGGAACTGATCGGTCGAGGCCTCGCCCAAGTGCAGATACCCAGGCCCAGGGAGCTCGTTCCGCAACCGGCCCTGTAGGTGCGAGACGCTCGTTTCGTACCCGACCCGATACAGCAGCAGGCCTTTTTTCTGCACCGGCTGATTCTTCCGGTTGATGTCCACCGGCGTACCGCGGCCCACCAGCGGCTTGCCCTTGGCGCCATCGCCACGCACCGGCACCCACAGGCCGCCCTGCTTTCGGCACCAGTCCCTGATCTCCTGTGTCGAGTGGCCGCCTTCATCGATCGCGCCCATCGCCAGGGGCACCTCAGCGCCATCCTCTCGCCGCCACTTTGTCGCAGCGATCCGCTCCAGCTGCTCCAGCGTTTCCTTCTGCTGCGGGTCGCCGTCGATCTCCCAGTGGCCCAGGTGCCAGCCTTCT